GGTAAATACTTACCGCAGCCTAAGCCTAGTGCGCCAGTGATTGATGAAGACGCAATGTATTTAAAGTATATGATGGGAGATACTAATGAACAAAAGTGAACAAGTAGATAAGTTAGCAGCAGCTTTGTGCAAAGCACAGGCAGAAATGGGTGGTGCAGTTAAAGACGCTAAGAATCCGTTTTTTAAATCATCCTACGCTGATCTAACGTCAGTAATTAAAGCGATCAAAGAACCATTCGCTAATAATGGTTTGTCTTATTCGCAGTTCCCAGTAACATCCGAAGGTGGTGGTGGAGTAGGCGTAGTAACAGTTCTACTGCACTCATCTGGTCAATGGTTAGAGTCAGAGTTCTATTTACCACTTGCTAAGAAAGATCCGCAAGGTGGTGGTAGTGCTATAACCTACGCTAGACGTTATGCGTTACAAGCGATGGCAGGCATTCCTACTGCTGACGATGACGCTGAGGCTGCGATGATGCGGGGAAAGCCAGTTGAGAAGTCTAGGGAAGAGCTGTGTGCTGAAGCAGTAGAAGCTCACATTGACTCTCTACAGTACATTCGCAATGTGTTAAGCGATCCTACTGATGACAACATCGCACTGGCTAAAGAAGCATTCGGCGAGATACCAGAGGATGATCAAAGAGCTATGTGGGTAGCACCAAGCAAGTGTGATACTGCATACCTAACAACTGAAGAACGCAGACTATTAAAGGGGGCCTGATGGATTTAGAAGACGTTAAGATAGCATTACTAGCAGTATTAAGTTGCTGGCTGTTTCTACAAGTAGTAGAGATTGTGTCCAGCTAAGGAATCATAAAGGTCGCTAAACACCTCCTCCTTCGCTAGTTGGTTGGCCTGGTGCAAGTTTAGCAGTCAACTATTCTTTTAATTAACTAGAGTGAGAAACATTATGAGTGAATACGATAATACAAACCGAGGCGCAATCTGGAAGAATGAGAACCGCCAAAACGAAAAGCACCCGCAGTACAAAGGCAGCATTAATGTAGGCGGTGTTGAATACTGGTTGAGTGCATGGGTAGGTAACAAAGACAATCCCAAGGCTCCTGCGTTAAGCCTTAGCGTACAGGCTAAAGAAGAGCAAGCAAAGCCAGCTAAAGCTCCACAGGCTGCGATTGACGACTTCGATGACGATATGCCTTTCTAGTTTACTTAAAGGGTTACGGTGCTGACCTTAAAGAGAGCACCACCTAACTAATTCTAAGGAGATTATTATGCTTAACAAATACGGAACAATAGGTTTAATACTAACTGCTTGCATACTTGTAGGCGTTTCTAGCAAGTCACACGCAATAGACGCTAAGACTATCTTTGATTCATGCCAAAGTGACAACACAGAAATGCTGTGTGTTGGCTTCTTTGTTGGTGTGACCGATGCACATCTAACGACAATGATTGCAATGCGAAGAGCGCAAGAGCTTGGCAAATGCAGTAACTGGAAAACATTTACACCTAAGATGCTAATAGCTACCTTTGAGGCTGAGTACCGAAGCTCCAACCCTGCTTTCAACCCTACTGACGATCCAGCATTTTGGCTCTTAAAGCAAGTTTACGATAGAGCTGGATGCCAAGACGGAATAGAGATATGAATTGCTGGAATTGTGGAACTGAATTGATCTGGGGTGGTGATGTAGACATCGAAGATGAGTCTGAAGATTTTTCAATGATGACTAATTTAAGCTGCCCAAAATGCGGTTCCTATGTAGAAACTTACCTACCAAAAGAACAGGCTGAAAAATAATGAACTCGATAAAGTCTTGCCCTACCTGTGGTTACGCCTGTAGCGCAGTACGCAACACCAATGGCGATGTGTTAGGATATTTCTGTAATCTAGTCGTTGATGGCGCTTGTGATTACATAGATGTTAAATCCAGCATTGAGTATGAGGTCGAGAATAAACATGGCAGCGAAAAAGAAAGCTAAGACTGCTCCGCAGTTACGCAAGGAAGCCCTGAAAGCTATCCAGAAGCTTGCTAGACTTAAAGCGGCTGATGATAACGGTTACTGTTCTTGCGTTAGCTGTGGTGTTACTAAGAAGTGGAATGATGGGATGCAGGGCGGTCACTTTATTCCAAAAGGCTCTAGTAGCTACTGGGCCTTGGTCGAAGAAAATATACATCCACAATGTGTTTACTGTAACCAGTTCGGTATGTCGCATGGAATAGCAGCACAGCAGTACACTTTGTATATGCAAGAGATGTATGGCGAGGATTATGTTGATCAAATGCTTGCTGACGCTAAGAAGCCTATAAAGATATATGCTGCTGACTACAGAGAGATGATTGAAGAATTTAACGAAAACATTACATTCCAATTAAAGAGGATAGGTGGATGAACACAATGCTAACTTACACGATAGAAGGCTATGAAGATGGTCAATCTATGGATGTAGAAGTTTTAAGCGAAGACAAGATTGTAAACATCCATGTTCATGGTTGGAATAGCTCACTTAGCTTTTGCTTAGATAAAGCACAAACTATAAAAGATCTTGGTGAACTACTTGTCGAAGCTTCATCTGTTGCGGAGTAAGTATTGTGGATATAAGTAAGTACCCAATGGTTAGGGTTACATGGGCTGATGCCCAAGAGGCAGGTTCTGGTTGGCTTGATATTGAAGAGTGTGCAAACGCTAAGCTTGCTGAATGTCAGTCAGTAGGCTGGCTAGTCCATCAGGACGACAAGAAACTTATTATTATGGCTACGATAGGTAAAGAGAGTTCTGACGCAGAGGTAACTACTGGAGGGGACTGTACAGCGATTCCTTTTGACTGGGTTACTAAGATTGAATATTTAAACACTAATAGCCACTAGGAGAGAACATATGGGAAAGGGTAGTAAGCCAAGACCAATTGAGATTGGCAAGAAAGAATTTGATAAGAAGTTTGACGCGATAGACTGGAGCAACACTAAGGATGCTTCAGCAGAAAAAAAGAAAGCCCCTAAGAAGAATCAAAATAAAATCCTTCCCAGAGGCTTTAAGGGTTAGCGGTAAGTTTGTCTCTGCTCTCTAGCTCTCTCTTGATCAGATAGAGTTAAGTTTACCTGGCGACCTGCTGCATTAGTAAGTAATAACCATTGCTGAAGCATTGAAACTGCTTCGTTTACAGTTTGTATCTCATCAATCTTACCCTGGTATTCTGCAAAGCGTTTAGGGTTAAGCAGTAACTCTTCAGTCATATTGTTTACAACATCAATGTCTAGCTTTTTAATAACACTTTCAAAAAGCTTACCACCTACGTTAGCCATGATTAATGGCGACTGACCAAACTGAGCACCAACCTTCGCACCAGTAACCTTACCAACTGTACTCATCAGTAAGCTTATTTGATAGTTGTCTATTGTTGGAGGTATTTTTGATCTGGCAACAATGCGGTCAACATCTGTAAACACATCTTCCATCAACTTAACTTGGTCCTCATCAAAAAGTCTTCGCATCACAGGCATTAACTTTTTACGAGTCGCAAATGAAGTAGTAATACCATCTTGCATTGCTCGATCAATAAACATTCTTCGCAGTCCAGGTAAAGCCTGACCACTAGGATCTCTTGATACTTGCGCTACAAGATCGTCAATAGCATCTATAGGGCTTCTTACTGTCCCTCTAATCAATGAGTCTATAGATCTCTTCGTGTCCACAGAGTCGAGCCACAGGCCAGCAGCAGACTTCTGATTCTCAGCTCTGCGTTGCTCTAAAGCTTTCATCGACACTTCAGCGCTTTCACCTGTTTCAGCAACCCGTTCTAGCTTTGCTCTTAGCTCTGGGAATCTACGCAAAACTGGTCCATAAGCTTTATCGTCTAAAAACTTTCTAGCAGAGGTAGCATGAACTACGCCATCAGGTGCAATAGATTTAACAAAAGAAGTGAATACATGGTCCTCTGTAGCGCCCACAATACCAGGCTCATATCCTTCCGCTTTAAGTAGTTGATCTATTTTGGCTGCACCATCATCGCCCTGAACAACACTTCTTGATCCAAATGTTGCGCCAATCTCTTCTGAGGTGTCAAACTTAATTACAGGATTGTCAAAGGTTTCCATGCCTTTTTTGGTATATGCATTGGCAAGCTTGTATGCTTCTGATCCGCTAGAGCTTTCAAGCAGCTTGTACAATCTATCGGTTAATATCTTAGCAAGAAGTAACTGCTTACCATTAGGTTGAGCGCCATTTTCAAGGTTACGAAGCGTGTGGTTTACTGATGATCGAATGTCAATAAAGTCTTCGATACTACGCATTTGCGGTCCAGCAGACTCAGGAGCTTTAAAGTCTTTAACTTTAGGCTTAACTGGTTTTGGGCCTGGATCTATAATCTCATCAACTTCAAAGTCGCCAGCGTAACCTCTTAGCATCTGCTTAACTTCATCTAAGGTTGGTGATGGAGTCTCCACCATGGCCCCAGTGTGTGATTCTATAATCCATTGAGGACCAGACTTTACTTCATTACCATCATCATTTAAAGTATAGCCAAAGCCTTCTTCCTCTAGCTCCGCTTGACTAGCCTTTCTTACTCTCCAAGTTTCTCCGGTTGGCATAACAACAGATTTTTCGCCTTTACTTACATTTTTAAGAACGTAATCTGTCGGAACCTTCTTAGCTTCTTTTGCGGCCAACACCGCAGCCTTATACTCACCTAGCATTGCTTCGTAGTCGGCTAGAGCTTGGATAAACTCTTCGTTAGCAGCAGTATCTACAGGAGGCTCTGCTGTAGCTCGAAGGTTTCTCATTTGGCTTTCAAGAGCTTTCTGAGCATCCTCTCGCGCTTGGTCTGTTCTAAACACAAGGTTAAACTCTTCCTCAAAGCCCTCTACAAACTCAGTAGCGTTTATTTGTTTTTCGTCTTTTGGAATGTTCTTGTAAAGTTCAGACTTTGTTTGCGAAAACTTCTCAGATGCAGCTTCATACATATCCCTCATCACCTTAGATGAGTCCTCCGTACTTGCTAAGGGTGTACCGGCAACATCTAGCTCATGTGCAACCTGTTCCTTAATCTGCCTCTCCATGCCATCTAGCTCGTCTGTAAGCATTTTTCTTTGTGTAGCTAGGTAAGCATTTGCTGAAGCCTCAACACCGTTAGCTTCGATAGCATCAACCATTCCTTTATATGATTGAATAGCATCCTCATCCATTCTAATAGCTTCTGCACCAAATCCAGTGCCAGATCTTTTCATGCCGTTCTCAAAAGCAATTATCCCTCTGTCGCCAGTCATCATGCCTAGCGTACTCATAGGAATGCCTTTTTCTTCAGCCAATCTAAGAGCAAGCTTTAATTGGCTTAAGGCTTCCTCTTTGTTTTCTGCGTGTTTAAGTATAGAGTCTACAGCTATGGCGTACTGCCCATCTTGCTCTAAAAATACCCTAGACATTTCTGCCTTGTCTGCGCTTCTATTTTTAAAGAAGTTTCTAGCACCCCATATTCCAGGCACAGCAATACTAGCTGCTGTCATAGCTATAGGGTTACCATCAAACACAAGTCCAGCACCTGTTGCAGATAACGCTCCAAGGCCACCATATGCAAGCTCTGCTTTTAAAGCTTGCGGGCTAGCAAGAGAAAGGGCTATTTTTGAAGGCTCTGCCCTCACAGGAGCACCTACTGCAACATCAAGATCTTTTAAAGAGCGAGGAATAATTCTTCCTTTTTGGGCCAATTTTGTAGTTGCAGGTCTAGAAATCATTTGAGCACTCTGTCTTGAAACAGAGCCAACACCGCCCATAAAGCCAAGCGCACCACCACTTGCAACACCACCAGCAAGCTCTAAACCAAATGCGTATGGCGTAAGCTCAGCTTGTTGTCTAGGAGTTAATCGTGAGTCACTTAACGCTAAATCAGAGCTAGTAACCTCATCACCTAAAAGCGTTAAAGGATCTGTAGGTTCAAACTCTTGACCTAAAGCTTCTCTTATATCTCTTTCTGTTTGGGCAAGCGCACCTTTTAGTGGACCTAAACTTGCTTCACTTTTTTTTCTGTCTCCGCCACCAGTGACTTTGCCAATAATATCTGATGGAAAGTCAATGTAAGTTGGGTCAGATCTGTCGCCAGTTATGTTGTCAATCTTATCACTAGCCCAAGCAGAAACATTGTATGCAAGCGGTCCAATGTCTAGCACAGAGTAAATACCTCTGGCTAATGATTGCGCACCAGCAGTTAAATAGTCTGGAGTAGTTCCAGGCAATACTTCTAAGTCTCGTTGTAAAGCTTTATCTCTTGCAGACTCACCGCTAGGTAGGTTGTTTTGAGATGCTATAACGTCTTGGTTAGCCATCAACATCATTTGCTGATCAGCAGTAAACTCTGGCGGAGCCTTTAAGGTCCCAAGCTGAATATTACCGTTACCAACTTCTGCTACATCCTGTTCAGGAGTTGCGCCAAGAAACTGACCAGAAGCATCAACAGCTTGGTTAACATCATCTGCTACGCCTTGCTGTTGCAGAAGTCTTTTAAATTCTTCAAGTGTTGGATCTGCCATTTACTTAAATTCCTCTGCTTGGAAAAGCGTGTTGAATACTTGTTCAGCCTTCTGGTATGTTGTTTCTACGCCGCTTTGAGCCATCAAGTTTTTAACGATCTCTTTCTTAATGTTAGCTGGTATAACTCTATCATAGCCTTTCAAATAAACGTAGCCTTGCCCTTTAAATGTATCTGCTTCAGACTTTCTTGGGAAAAAGTTTTGTATAACATTTTGAACGCTATTTTTTACAACTCTGCCCCTTTCATCTGGAACAGGAGTCATTACCATAAACTTAGTTTTACCTTCTTTGTAATCGTAAGTAGGCTCAATGAGGGATAAAGCCATACCTGTACCAAAATCCATCTTACGCTGAGGACCATCCTTAGTATCAATTGCAGCAAGATCTAAAGAATTCATAGCTGATTTTGAAAAGTCATTTATGATCCACTGCATTTGATATTCTGGCTGAAGATTATTTGGTATCTTCATAGCCTCTTCTGCCGCATCTAAATCAACATTACTCATTGGCTTTAAGTATGGAGTCATCAACAACATCAACTGCGCATTTATTTTTTTAGCTCTTGTTTGAGCAGCCATCTGAGCATCACTCAATAAAAATGGTACAGCCTCAGCTATTGGGGCTGTTCGACCACTTGACGCACCATAAGATGGGTCTTTAATAGCTGCGACAGCGGCTCTAGCATTAGTTGTGGTTAGATTGGCTATGGTTTGTGAATCATAAAAATCGCTCTTACCTACAAGTCCAGCATCTTTTCTTGGACCACCCATAGTGGTTGTTACAACTCCATCCTTAAAGGTGGTTGTAAAGCCTTGAGATCCATAAGCTGATCTATTAGCCTTTGCCTCTAACAATTCAGCAGTTTGTATTAATTCGTTCTTTTCAGGGCCATCAGGAAGATTCATAGATTGAGATCGCAACACCTTAGCTCTGTTTCTATCTTTTTCTATATCACTAATATCAGGCGACTTGTTTAGCTCGTTTGCTAAATCTTTCTGAAGGACACGCACAAGACCTGGATCACCTCCAGCTGCCTCTAAGTTGTTTATCTGGACTTGCAACTTACCAGCATCTGGAAGATTGGCAAAAGATGTTGGGTTCTGAGATGCATTGTATTCAAGGATACTTTGCTGAAGCTCTTCTTCTCTTAGGCGATCTGTTCTTACATCTCTTCCTATGTTGTAAGTTCTTTGTTGTTCTGCAATCTGATCCGTTTTTTTATCTCGTCTTCTGTCGTACGCTGTTTGTTCTGTTGCGGTCTTAACTCCAGCCGCATATCTTTCATTTGCAGTTTGCACTGCCTGTGCAGCAGCATCCATTGCTGCAAGATCTGAGGTAAAGCCCATCTCTTGACCTATGCCTTGCTGTTGCATCTGTAGCAACTTCATTTCAGACTCATTAGCCTTTTGAACAGCATCCAGCTCTGCTTGACGAGTGGCCTGCATTCCTTGCATACCAGAACCTAGAGCTTGACCAATACGCTGCGAAAGGTTGTTTGTACCGTTACTAGAAAGCAAAGCAAGACCTGCATTAAAAGCAAACGCTCTTTGGGCTTCACTAGGATCTGTAAAGGCATCCATGAAAGACTGATTTTCTTTTAGAAACTTCTTTCTTGGTCGATTGTTGATTGACTTAGACTGCCTTTCAGCTAGCTTTTGTTGCGCTAACGTATTCTGCCTAGCCCTTTCTTGCTGCGCAAGAAGAATCTCTCGACTACCTGGAATTGGCTGAACAGGAGCCGCAACTGGTTGAGTTCTTGGTAAAGGTATAGGGGTAGCAGCAGCTTCTTCGGCAAGTCTCTCTGCACGAACATCACGCTGAGGTGCAGCAGCAGGTTCAGCAGGAGTATCACCTCCAAACTGACTAAAAGCTTGCTGTAAAAGTTTTTCTCGCTCTAACTGTTCTTGTGTAGCCATAATTTATTTATCTCAATCCTTAAATCTAAGAGAATAAAGCTCTGCGTCTAGCTTGCATATTGTATCGTTCTTCTTCGTCAAATTCATTTCTAGCTTCTTCAAACAAACCTCTAGGAATAAATGTTGGGCCGCTTCCGCCACTTGCAGCTATTTTCTCTTCTACAGATGGAGGTGGAGCCATTTGTTGTTGTTGAATTGGTTGCGCTACTGCTACAGGTCGTTGCTGCTGTTGCTGCTGCTGTGGTGATAGTGCGCTTGCAAACCTAATGGCTTGAGTTGGTTTAGCTTTTGCTGTTTGACCAGCTTTTGCAAGAAGGCCTTTTACCCCTGCTGCTTTTGCTGCCTCTGTTGCACCTAAAGTTGTTTTTGCTAGTGGAGCTGATACACCTAATGCTTGAGGCGCGACTGACAAACCGCTTGCTGCATTAATAGCTGCTTGCTTTGCCGCTTCTGCACTTGCCGCACTACCAAGACCTGCTTGAGCAGACCCTAAAGCTGAAGTTGCCGCTGATCCAGTTCCTACTGCTGTTGACCCTGCACCTGCTGCTGCACTGCCTAAACCGCCAGTAAGAGCACCTAATGTACCACCAAGCAATGCACCTTTTAGGCGATCATCTTTATTTGTTGCTGCACCTACACCTGCGCCTATAAGCATTGGTACTAAAAATTGGAGTGCCATAATTTATCCTATTAGTAACACCACAATACGGGTGTAGTTGTTCTTTTATCTACATGAACGAAAGTCTTAGCCACGCCTATCCCAGTGAAGCCTAGTTTAACAGCTTGCTCTACAATAGCCATTCTTTGCGCCCCACCCGTTACTTTTATATCTGCTGCAATACCTTGAGCGTGAGTTCCTGGTGTAGACTTCTTTGCCTCAATACTATGACTTGGATCTCTATAACCTGATGTAATGACAAAAGAGAAGTCACAAGCTTCTCTCAAGTCATCTAAGTCATGGATAAACTGATTATCCATCCGATTACATCCAGTTTCCTGACAATCAAATTCATCTAATTCAAAATACTTAAACACTTGTAGAAGCCCTAAATATTGTTGGATTATTAACCTGACTAATAGGCTGACCACTATCATCAATATCTGGCAACGCTATCCTGTTGTAAGGCTGTTGAGCTACCTGAAGCTGATTTAATCCAGCGTTAGATAGTGCAGACAAAGCGCTCTGACCGCCCACGTTTCCTTGAACGCCTTGAACGCCTATTTGCGGCATACCACCCAACATTGGGTTTTCACCAAATCCAAATGCTGCAAACTGTGGTTGAGCTGCTTCCATCTCAGCCATTCTTAGCTGGTCAAGAATCAAAGGAGCGTACTCTTCTCCCTGCCTGCCTATAATGCCTAGCTTCCTTACAGCCGCATTGTATCGACCGTACCCTGCATCCATTAGCTCAACAGCTTCGGCAGCGTTAGCGGCAGCCAATGCTTGAGCCGCAGTTTGATCGTCAAATATTGGATTTGAACTAGAAGCTCCGCCAATAATTTGACCAGTTGCCTGCCCTGTCTGCCCATCTGGTAAGCCTGTTATTGACCCTGAAATAGCACCAGTCCCATTAGGCGAACCCATAGCACTGTAATCAAATAAACCTTGCTGCCCCTGACCACCTGAAGTACCTGAAGTACCTGAAATACCTTCTATGCCGTTTACTACTACTGGCTGATTAGCGCCCGAAGTGTTAATACCGCCAGAGGACATATCGCTGTAATCAAATACAGGGCCTGCATCACCACCAGACACCTGACCTAAAGTTCCTTGAGTAGTGCCACCTAAAAACGCATCTATAACGTCTTGCTCGCTTGCGCCGCTATCAATTATCTCTTGCAGTGTTCCACCGCTAGATATAACTTCATCCGTTGTAGGCGCTTCTTCTGCTGGAGGGTTTGCTGCATCAATCCTTGCTTGAGTAGCATCCTGAACAGCCCTTTCTTGAACATAATCAATAAAATTTCTATAATTCGGAATAGCTTTAGTGAATTTACCAGATCTAACTCTAATTGTCGCTCGGTTTCCTGCTTTTAAAAAATCTGCAAAGTATGGATCGCTGCCGTACACATCAAGTATTTCTTGAGATGCGGCTTTGTGAGACTTACTTCTATCAGTTTTATTTAAATCGCTAAGACTTAATACTTGGTAGCTAGAATAGTCCCTTGCATCAGCTCCCGCACCTGCTTGCGCTCCATCTCTTGAAAAGTCAGATGCAAACGCATCAGACCTTGCTTGAGCAGCATTTTTGGCCCTATCCTCAAAAGCACTTTGAAAATCTCTATATTTGACATATTCTTTAAAAGCTTTTTCATTAAATTTGCCAGATGGGGTAATCATTTGTACTTTGCGCTTACCCTGATAATCTCTTTGCGCTAACCCAGGGAGGTTTTGATCAGATATGAATCCCTTGTGGGGTCGCCAAACTCTATAACCAGCTGACTTTCCTAGCTTTAAAACCTCTTGGAAGTAAGGATCTTTTCCATACTTCTTTTTTGCTTCTGAAACCGTTAAGGCATTGTCACTCCAATATCTAGGTCTACCCATTTCTAGCTACCTCCAAATAATGATGCGCCAGCTAAACCAAGACCAGCAATGCCGCCAAGATCAATTCCACCACCTTGCTGCATTTGAGCAGAGTTACTAATGTTACCAAGGTTAATACCTGTGATTCGACTAGCTAGACGGTCAAGAGCTGTCTGCGGAGCTTCCTGCTCGAATCTAAATCGAGCAATATCAGAGTCAATTAACGCTTGCTGATAAGCCTCTTGCTGCGCGCCAATCTCTGAAATAGTCTGAGCAGGCCGTAGAAGCCCTGTCTGGACTCCTGAGAGGTTTTGTATAGCATTCTGTTGGTTCTGTAGGAAAGCCTTTGTAGCTGCTGTAGCGGTGCTGTCAGCCGCTTGCTGCTCTTGGATTCGCTGTCGATCACCGCCAAAAGCGCCCTGCTGAATAGCTTGACTACCTATACTTGGAAGCACTTGGCTTTGCAGGTTAGATACAAGCGGATCTATAATTGCTCGACTTTGTGCTGAGTTAGGGTCGAAAGCTGCGTTTAAAGCATTTGCAGCGCCCATTCCTAGAGCACCCTGAACTCCAGCAGCATCAAGACCTAGCTGTTGTGCAGTAGCCGTATTAAACGATTGGTTTGCAATAGCAGATCCAGGGTAGTATTGATCTGCACCAGCATCAAAAGCTGCTTGAGACATCCCAAAAAGTTCAGTTAAAGCTCTTTCCTGTGCTGGAAATGGCTTTGTTATTGTTGTTGATGTTGATGGTGCATCGCCGCCGCCGCCCATATTAAACCTCGTAATCTTTCATCATTAATGTGTGTTTTAACTCAAAATCAGGAAAAAGCTTTTTCCATCCTATTCTTGCTGCAAATGCTGTTGCTTCTGCGCCTTGCTCTTTGGCCCAACCCTCTATTTGAGTCATCATAGATCTAAAATCATCTACGCTATCGTTATCTTTTGTAGCCACAAAAGGTATTTCTAATACACTTTTGTTTGGGTAGTGAACTATCTTTGTTGTTCCAGCCAGTAATATTTCCTTATCAAACATTACCCACAAGTCTTGCTGTCCTTTTTTTACAATCTGATAAAGGTCATCTACATCATAATAACCTTCTGATCGGTCTATAGCTTTCTGTAAGAGTGGTATACAAGCATCCCAAACCCTATCTACCTGATCTATTTCTAGCTTTACTAAATCCTTCTGCATCCTCTCTCACCTCTCTTGTTACTTGTCTTTCGCCTGTATTATTATCCAGTTTAGACTATCACTAAATAAAGTGACACCCTCAAAGTTCCTGTTTATCTCGTAATCTGCTGTGCTGCCATCTATTGTAAATGCACCTGGATCAAGAGCTACCTTGTGGTTAGCGTCTGTAGAATCATCAGACACTATTCTAATGGTTCTGTACTTCTGTACGCTTGGATCCGGCAAAGCAATAGTCCATGTGCCATTTGATGTTCTTGAGTGCTTTACAAGCAAAAAGTCAGACAAGTAATCATAAGTATGAGTCTCGCCAGTATTGCCTGTTAGAACGTAAGGCTCTGTGTCAGCACTTGCAAACCTAATCCAGCCTAAATCGTTGTCAACATCCTTGTTTAAATAGTCATAACGGTAAAGTCCTCTACCTCTATGACCGTTAAAGTTATTCTCTTCACCATCAGCATACATAATCATGCCAATCTTGGGATCTACAACAGGCGCATTAACAGGTATAAACGTAAGAAGTTTTTTCATGTCTTCTATGCGCTGACTAAGCTTTCTTAGCTCATCCTCTATAACTGGCCTGTTGTATTGTGATGGCAGGTTAGCCATTATCGTTCGCCTTCCATTCTGCCTTGCACAATTAAGTTAGTAAGAGTCCAATTATCCGATGTGGAATTACTTTCTATTTTAAGTGTAATGTACCTTCCCGCAGATCTAATTGGAAAGCTTTTAAACGTGTCATCAATTATAAAGCTGTTAGTTTGACCATCAGCTCTTGTGTAGTTTGGCTCAGCATCAATTGTGTCAGACCATCCCACTGAAAGTGTAGGAGAGCCTACTCCTTCTTTACCCACGCGAATAGAAGATATTTCTTTAACTCTGGATGCGTCATTTAAGTCATGGGCTTTAGTAATTGCTGAAACGCTAGGGTCACTTAGCGATGGAGTGTTGCCCTCGTAATACAAGTTACCTATAGAGTCAGCAGATATTGCTTCGTGAAATATACCCCTGTCTAGGTAGGCTGATATAACTTGATCTCGCATTCCCCACTGACCAGTCTTATAGTTATAATAAATTTCTTTGGTTATGCTTGACGAATTTAAAGGAACAGCCCAGACAATTTCATTTTCTTTTGAGTTGTCAAAAGCGTATATTTGAGCAAGCTCTGATTGAGCTACGTTATCTCTAAAAAATTGATTCATACCGCTTTCGCGGCCTATCATATTTACAGATGCTCCATCCGTTACAAAGAAGCCATCTCTGCTTGCGCCATAGTTTTGACGACCAACAGATACAACTGAGTTTGGAGATACAGCGCCAACACTGCCCTCTAGTGCAACCTGATAGCCAAATATATTAGGAAGGCCAACATAATTAACAACAAACATTTGAGTGTCTGTATATACCGCTAAACCATTACCTAGCTGACAAACGCAGCGGATGGGTGTCTCTGCTTCTCGAATTAAAAGACTACCAGCAGTGTTTGTTGCGTCTGCTGTCCATGTGTCTAAGTCGTCTGTACTACACCATGCAAAGCTTGTGCTGTAATCTACATTACCCTTGCTGTAGTTAAACGCAAGCATATGTGGCCCTTGACGATGAAAGCACTCTAATGAATCAAAGTCTATATCAGGAACAGATATGGTTGCCGTAGCATCTTGACCAGACCCAGTTAGCGTATTGAAATCTATATTCTCGTTATCCACATACCCGCTGCCGAAATCGGTAATTTCAAAGTCAACAATCCCACCTGCTTGTACTTTTGTAACGGTGGCTGTTAACCCAGTCCCGACTCCTGTAGTAGTTGTTGATGAAAGAGTGTCACCTACTGCGTAACCAGTTCCAGGATCATCATTTATAGTGATTGTTGCTCCACTAACTTCATCGTTATGGTATATATTAAAGTTTACATTGTTCTTTTTAATTACAGGTTTTGTTGACCCTTTTGCGCCAACTACAAACGAACCAAATGTTTCAAAATCCCATTGGTCTGATTCGTTAGTTGCTTCATCCCAAGTTGTCTCAGAAGAATCCCAGTTTGTTTCGCCTACCGATACTGTTGCTGCGCTAACGTCATAAGTTTCATTCCCTGCTGGAATGTTTGCAGAAGTGTTAATGGTGGTAGTGCTTCCTGGTGGCTTCCCTGTAGGGTAGTTTGCAATATGATCTCCGTTTGGATCGTACACCATTGGAACACCAGCAAATCCAGTTATTCCTGAAATAGTAAAGCTAGATCCAGCAGTTAATCCATGGGGAACCACAGTTTGCAAAGTTAAAGTTCCTAAAGTTCTGCTTGCACTAATTAAGGCAACAGTCCCGCCAGAAAGCCCGTCCCAAAGAGTGCCTTCAGATGCCCTTATAAGTGTATATCCGCTACCAACAGTGTTATAAGATGGGCCAGCAGGGTTAAGCAGCGAGTCGTTTAAGCGAAATGAATATATATTGTTAAGATCGCCAAGATACGCAACCTTTGTATCGAACTCGCGTGTAGCTGTAATTCCTCGAATTGGGCTATTAGAGCTTTGCGGAGCCAACTTATAATCATGTATAAGCTCTCGACCAGCCTTTCTTCGCATACCAAACTCGGTATACTGTACCCCATTTACCGTTTCCCAAAATGGTATTTGACGATCAAATCTTTCTGGATATACGCCAGTCTTTAAAAGATCAGTTGCATCTAATTTAAAACCACCGCTTTTATCAGTTTCAAATGGCATTTATTAATCCTATGCTGTTCTTGTCCAGATGTAAGTTGCTACGGTAGGCTGCACATTGTGAGTAAAGTCGTTTATTGTTGTGTCTCCAGCAGTATCTGCGGCTGCCTCGTTAGAAATAGATGTGTCTGTAAATAAACTTACATCGGCATAATTCGCAAAATCGCCAGAATTAGTCCCAATATCTACCTGATTTCCGGCTGCATCAAAACCCTTAGTTGCCGCAGTTAGGAGTGTTGCTACGCGAAAATTTTCGCCGCCACCAATAATAGGATCGTTCCCATAAAAGCTTGTCATTCGGTGACTGTGATCTCGAACGGTGGACTGTTTGTCAAGGTTGTACTCAGTGCCAGATTCTTCATTAAGAGTGTTAAAGTTTTTAAGAGCTAGTAAAGAGTCAGCATCGCCAGTGTAAGTTTCTGCATCTCCAATCTTATCGTATTCAAAAGAAGTGCTTGAGTTAACTTTTCTAACAACGTAATTTCCGTTTATATCTGTTGTTGTAAATGGAACGCCGCTAACCTCTATATAATCACCAAGAGATAATCCATGGTCAGTTTGAGTTGTCCATGTAACTCGGCTAATACCACCTACGTTTAACCCAAGAATAGCTGTTGACTGATCTAAATCAACATCAGCTTTTATGCCAGCAATAACTCTACCTTCAGCATAAGCTTCCCAAGTGCCAAATGATTCTTGAGCAAAAAAGTAACCCTCGCTGCCTGGATCTTCAGATCTAGTTGTTGTTAATATAGCTCCTACTGGATATACTGCTCCAAGCATTACTTCATAAAAACTTTTTGCAGGAGTTGAGCTTAAAACCTTCCATATTCCAGTACCCGCTGGCGAATCATTTTCTTGAGAGTCATACACTAACTCGTAATAACCGCCAGCAACAAGATCGCCAATAGCTAAGGATGATCCATCAAATTTCTTGACAGGTTTTTGGCCTAATAAATTTACACCTAAAGTTGGGTTTGTAACTGTAGTTGTACCGCCATCAGCTATCTCAATAAGAATCCTGATCCCATCAAGATACTGAAAAGTTGGTACGTCTGCATACGAAACAGTTATAACGTCTGTGCCGCTTGTAACAGCCTTATCTGTGCTGGCTCTTAAAAATCTATTAATTTCATCAGCAGCAAATCCAAAGTTATCTCGAACGCTAGAAGTAGTGGCTGAACCTGAAGTTGGGTTTGTTCTTACTATTGCTGAAGTCATTAGACTAACGGGCCTCCATTGGCTGCTATACTTTCGTCTTTAATTCGTGCTCTGCCAATACCTTGCTTGGCTCGTCTTGCCTGTACGTTTGCAATTCCTTCATCAACCATTTGCTTAAAGTAATTAACTCGACCGTCATCCTTTAAGTAGACGTAAGCTTCTTGAAGGGCTGCGTTTAAATAAATATCTTGTAGTAATACTGGGCCATTGTCACCACCGTTTAAATCTTTGTCTGCGCTATATAGAACGCTGAACGCATCTGTGTTATCTGATGCTGGTGTTGGCGCAAAGTAAATCTTATCGCCAGATACGGAGTAGCGTGTTACTGAGCCACTCTCTGCTGCATAGTCAAGTATCTCTGACATTGATACAGGTTCAACCCTTCGTCCATTTGAGTCTGACACGCTAACAACAAACTTAGTGCCTACTGGTAGAGTTGTAGCTTGAGCTACAGGAGTAATCTCTGTGAGAATCTCTTGCTCTACGATAGATAGTCTGCGGTTTATTTTTAATTGCGCTAACGTCAAAAAGTCAGGTATCTGAGCTGACAAGTCTGATCTATTTAACCAGTCGGCAATTGATGCCTGTAGGTCTGCGTTTGTTGATAAAGCCATTACAGTCTCGCTGTGGTGGTTTTCATGTAGGGGTAGTGTGTCTCAATGAGCTTGAAAAAGTATTTATAGTCTACATTCTCGCCAAGCAAATCTATTCCATGCTCTTTCTTTATTCTCATTACATCCGTCATAGATAAATCTAAAACTTGATGGTAGTTTTGTTTTGGGTCAAATTTAACCCAGTCACTTGTTTCGTTTCTTTTTCTTTTGTTATCTTCTAATAATTGTGTAATGTCCTGCTTAAACTCAGAGTAAACCCCACCATCATTTGTAAAATAAGTGTCTTGATGTACTCCGTTTTGTGTTTCTCTCTCAACAAATGTACTCATTATTTTTTGCCTTTCTTTGCTGTCTTTGCCGCTTTCTTAAACGCTTTAGCTGTAGGCGCGCCTTTAGCTCCAGGCTTTCTCATTTTCTCACCGCTACCTGATGCAATACGTTTTTTCTTAGCGTGAATGTTTGCGTATAAACCTTTTTTAGCTGGCATTACTTCTTACCTTTCTTTGCCGGCTTCATTGGCTTTGCACCAGTCTTTCTTTTCTTTGGTGGACGACCGACTTTTGAACCGTATGTACCTTTACCTTGTGGCATAACATTCTCCGATAATTGAA